TGACCGCTGCCGAGACCGGGTTGGTGTCGAAGACTGCGGAACGCACAACCTACCTGAATCCGGGGATCAAGGAGATCTACCGGCTGATCGCCCTCGCCAAGGGCGACGAGGCGAAGGCGGCAGCGGTCCGGTCCGGCAAGGTGATCTGGAAGGACTTCCAGTTCCGCGGCATCAGCCAGCTGGTCGACGCGCTATCGAAGCTGAAGGACATGGGATTCCCGTTCGAATGGCTCGCCGAGCAGTACGGCCTGGAGCCGCACGACGTGGAGCGGGTCAAGCAGATGCGCCAGGCCGAGCAGGCGCAGGACCCGGTCGCGTCGATCGCACGCGACCTCGCCAACAGCGGGCTCCCCTCGGCCCGGTCGTCTCCTGAGGAATGAGCGCGACGTCGGTCGCCGAGGATCACCACCGCGACCGGGCCAGGCTCGCCAAGGGCGCCACCGCCGACGCGCTCGAGCGGTGGCGGACGGTGTCGCCGCAGCGAATCGCGGCGTCCTGGATGGACGCACTTCCCGGACTGTTCGTCGTGGTGATGGCGGCACAACTGGCTGCGGCTCGGCAGGCCGAGCCGTACACGGCGGAAGTCCTCTCGCAGCAGGGGATGGACCCTAAACCGACAGGCTTGGTCGCCCCCGAACAGTTAGCCGGTGTCGCTTCGGACGGTCGACCTCTGCTGTCACTGCTGGCGGCACCTGCGCCGGCTGCGCTGGCGGCGCTGTCGGCAGGCGAAGGCATCGACCGTGCACTTGCGGCAGGGCTGGCGGTCTTGGACATGATCGTCCGAACGCAGGTCGCCGACGCGGGCCGGGCCGCTGACGCTGTCGCCGCTGTGAGTCGTCGTGAGGTCACCGGCTACGTACGGATGACCGTCGGAAAGACCTGTGCCAGGTGTGCGATCCTGGCCGGCCGCTGGTACCGGTGGTCCAGAGGGTTCAGGCGTCATCCGCGGTGTGACTGCGTGATGGTCCCCTCGCGGGAGTCGTACGCCGACGACATCCGACTGGACCCGACCCGCCTGTTTGAGGCGGGACGGATCACGGGACTGTCGCAACGAGACCAGGAGGCGGTCCGGCTCGGAGCGGATCTGGCGCAGGTTGTGAACGCCAATCGCGGCATGTACGTGATGGCCGGCCAGAGATTCACAACCGAGTCCACCACAAGGAGCGGCTCTGGCCCACGGGTGCGGCTCATGCCAAGCCAGATCATCGCCGCCGCCGATGACCGGGACGAAGCAGTCCGTCTGCTCCGTCTCCACGGCTACATCCGCTAACCCCCAGCGCGCAAGGCGCCGGGGTTCCAGATCCCGCAAGGGGACCAGGAGAGAACCCATGTCCGAGCAGGACGAACTCAACACCGACGCCGCCGTGACGGAGGTCGAGCAGCCCGGCGAGAGGCACGACGCCACCGAGGAGGACGAGGACCCGGAGGGCGCCGAGCAACTCGGTGACGCCGGCAAGAAGGCACTCGACGCGATGAAGGCGCGACTGCGCGACGAGCGCCGCAGGCGCCGCGAAGTCGAGACCGAACTGGCAGACCTGAAGAAGCCCAAGCCCACGGCGAGTCCAGCCAAGTCCGAAGCGAACGGCGAAGCAGATGCTCCGGATCCCGCCGAACTGCGCCGTGAACTCGAAGCCGAAGTGAAGGCCCAACTCGAGGGCGTAGCCCGGCGTGAGCGGGTGCTGGACAAGATCGAGGCCAAGGCTGCCAAGTCCTTCGCTGACCCCACCGACGCAGTGACCCTGCTGCGCGACAAGACCGATGACTTCCTCGATGACGACGGGAAACCAGATCTCGAGGCCATCCAGGACGCCCTGAAGCAACTCCTGGAGAACAAGCCCTACCTAGGCGTGGCTGCGCAAGGCGGCACGAAGCGGTTCCAGGGCACAGGTGACGGCGGCGCAAAGCCACCGAAGCCGGCACGTCCGAAGAGCCTCGACGAGGCCGTCAAAATGCGACTGTCCAAATAGGAGGACAACATGCCTGTGACTCTGGCTCAGGCGCAGCTCAACACCCAGGATGACATCGACTTCGCCGTCATCGACAACCTGCGCCGCTACTCGTGGCTGCTGGACCAGATCGTCTTCGACGACACGGTCTCGCCGGCCACCGGCGGTGGGTCGCTGGTCTACGGCTACACCCGGCTGCTCGCTGCTCGTGCGGCCGCGTTCCGGCCGTTCAACCAGGAGTACAGCCCAGCCCTGGCGACCAAGGAGCGCAAGACCGTCACGCTGCACCCGCTGGGTGGCGCGTTCGAGATTGACCGCACCCTCGCGCGACTCGGCGCCGCCTCGTCCAACGAGGTCACCTTCCAGATGCAGCAGCTGCTCACCTCGGTCCGAAACACCTTCCAGAACGAACTGATCAACGGCGACATCGCGGTGAACGCCGACGGCTTCGACGGCCTCGACAAGTCCCTGACCGGCACGTCGACGGAGTACAACCCGCTCAACGAGGGTGTCTCCGCGGGTTACGTCGACTGGACCCCGGGCACCGTCAACACCCAGGCCCTGGCAATGGCGGCGCTGGACAAGCTGGACGACTTCCTGTCCCGCATCGTCCCGTCCACCACCGGTGGTGGGGATCTGGGCACCCCGGGTGCTCTGCCGCCGGGGGTGAAGGCGATCCTGGGCAACACGAAGTCCATCACCCGGGTTCGGGCCCTGGCCCGGTGGGCGGGCATCTACACCGCCGAGAAGGACGACGTGGGCCGCAAGGTCGAGATGTACGGCGACTGGGTCCTGCAGGACATCGGCGACACCGCCACCGGCGCCTCGCCGATCATCCCGATCGAGACCCGCGACCCCGACGCCGGCGGCGGTGGTGGCAACATCACCGGCCTGACCGACATCTTCGCCGCAACGTTCGGCCTGGATTCCCTGCACGGCGCCTCGGTGGCCGGCGTTCCGCTGGTGCAGACCTGGATGCCGGACTATACCGTCTCGGGTGCGGTCAAGACCGGCGAGGTCGAGATGGGCCCGGTCGCGGCGGTGCTGCGCAACACCAAGTCGTGTGGCGTGTTCCGCAACATCAAGGTGCAGTGATGCCTAGATTCAAGGTCACCGCTCCCGAGCATGGGTTCACCGGCGAGTCGGCCGGCGTGTACTTCAAGGACGGCGTGGCCCACGTGGACGCCGCAGACGCCGCGCAAGCCGCGGCGCTGCAGTACTTCCGGCGCCGCGGTTACGGCGTGGAGTCCGCCGACCCGTCACAACCCGCTGCGGAAGACGACGCATCGCCGGCCCGACCGAAGGACTACGCCGCCAAGGCCGAGTGGGTCGCTTACGCCGTCACCCAGGGTGCCGACCCGGATGAAGCCGAGGCGATGACCAAGGCGGAACTCGTCGACCAGTACGGCAAGACTTCGAACGAGGAGGAACTCTCGTGACCCAGCTCGGCCTCTATGCCCGCAACGTGCGGGACGCCCTCGGCTACCTCAACGCCGCCGACCCGCCCAACCCGGAGCTGTTCCACCGCGCGAACCTGCCCCGCTTGGGACTCTACGACTCGGCCGGCGACACCAACCACGCCGCGCTGGCCACAGGGGTCATGACGTCAGTGCCGCTCTTCCTTGTGGCCGGCGACCTGATCACGAACCTGTCGTTCGTGTCCGGCAACACCGCCGCTGGCACACCGACCGCATGGTGGTTCGCGCTGTACGACACCCAGTCCACCCCGGCGCTGATCGCGCAGACCGCCGACCAGACCTCCACCGCGTGGGCCGCGAACACGGTCAAGACCCTGGCGCTGTCCACCGCCTACCGGGTGACGACAACCGGCGTCCACTGGGCGGCGATCAACGTCACCGCGACGACTGTGCCGACCCTGGTGGGGTCGTTCGGGGTGAAGCCGATCCTGACCGGTGAGCGCAACCTGTCGCAGTCGTCGGGCTCCAGCCTCACGACCACCGCGCCGGCGACGATCGCGTCCCCGACGGTGAAGAACTTCGTGCCGCTCGTGGTCGCGAGCTGACCGATGGACACGCTGGCGACGACAGGCGACCTGGCGATCCGCAACATCGACACGTCGAACCTGCCGCTCGCCGAGGACATGCTCGCCGTCGCCAGCGCTGCCATCCGCGATGCCGCTGGTTCGCCGATCAGCCAAACCATCTCGACCATCAGATACGACGGCTGGCTGCGCGATAAGCACATCCGACTGTCCGGGCCACCGATCATCTCCGTGTTCAGCGTCACCATCGACGGCGACATGGTCACGGATTGGCGCCTGCAGGCGGACGGCCGATTGTGGCGGTGCTCAGGGTGGGGCGTGGACGACGGGCCTGCCGATGTCCGGGTCATGCAAGAGCATGGACTCCCGGTCGTACCGGAGTGGACCGTCGAACTCGTGTGCCAATTGGCTAGCACGGGAATCGCAGCAGCGCTCGAGGGCTACCCGTCCCATGCGGGCATTGAGTCCGAGCAGACACCCGAATACTCGGTGGCCTATGCCAGGGGCGCGGACGCCATCAACGCGATGGAACTCCCGGAGCGGACGCGGATCCGACTCGCGTCGATGTTCGGCGGCTCGGCCGCCACTGTGACTACGAGGAGCTGACATGTCCGAATCCGCTGTAGCCGTCGTGCGGGATCGGGACGGCACCGTGCATTACGCCGCCCGCAGTTCACAATTCGTCCAGAACGGACTCGCTGACGGCAAATTGATCGACGTGGAGGCCGAGCGTGAAGATTCCGCCG